CATGGCCCGGTACCGCCTCTGGAAGCAACTGGAAGTCCGCCAGCAGAGCGGCGAACCACTCACCGAAGACGAAGCCCGCTGGTATGGCCGCTACCCGGCACACCCGGACTTTGCCTCCATTCAACGTATGTATGACCAATTCGCGGAAGCCGAACAGGCCCGCGCTTGACCTGGGGAGTAACACCAATGAGCGTTTCCAAGATCGTACCCTTGACCAACGTCGGCCTGCTGGCCAGCGCCATCGAGCGCGCCATGCTGCGTCCCCAGGGCCTACCAGGCCTGGTGGTGAAGTACGGCCCGAGCGGTCTGGGCAAAAGCGTGGCCGCCGCCTGGGCCGCCAATCAACACCGCGCCTACTACGTCGAGTGCCGCGACACCTGGACAAAAATGGCCTTCCTCAAGGCGGTGCTGCGCGAGATGGCCATCACCCCGGCCCGCACTCTGAGCGAAATGGTTGACCAGGTGGCCGAGCAGCTCGGCCGCAGCGGTCGCCCGCTGATCGTTGATGACGTGCAGTACCTGCTGGATAAGTCTGCCGCCAACATCCTCACCGACCTCTACAACGCCAGCCAGGGCACCATCGTGCTGATCGGCGAAGAGCGTGTGCCGAGCAGCCTGGCCAAGCTGGAGCGCCTGCACAACCGCGTGCTGGAGTGGGTACCGGCGCAGCCCGCCACCCTGGATGACATGCAGCAACTGGCGCGCAGCGCCTACCCCAACCACCAAATGGCCGACGACCTCCTGGAGGATCTGCGCAAGGCCACTCGCGGTTGCCTGCGCCGCATCGCCGTCAACCTCTACCGCGTGCACAGCGAAGCCCAGGCCCTGTGCCTAGACGCCATCGACATGGCCACCTGGGGTAAGCGCGGCTGGTTTACCGGCGAGGCCCCAGCACGGAGGGGCCTGTAATGGGTGTAGGTCGCAAACCCGCCAACCTGGAAATGCAGGGCGGCAAGGGCAACCGCCAGCGCATCTGGGAAGCACTGCGCAAAAACCGGGAAGGCATCACCCTGTACAGCCTGGCCCGCGCCTCGGGCGTGGAAGATGACACCGTGCTCACCTACCTGCGCTGCCTGATTGCCGGCGGCTACGTGGCCCGCAACGGCCGTACCTACGCCGCAGCCAGCTACAGCCTGCTGCGCGATATCGGAGCCGAGGCCCCCAAGCTTAACCGTGACGGCACGCTCAATACCCAAGGGCGTGGGGTCGAGGCCATGTGGCGCAGCCTGCGCATCCTGCGCGAAGTAGATGCCCGCGACCTGGTGCAAAGCACCCTTGCCTGTGGCGAGGCCGTCAGCCTGAACACGGCCAGGTCTTACCTGCAGTGGCTGCACAAAGCCGAGTACCTGGTGCTGGTTGTGGTCGGCAAGCCCGGTACTCCCGCCACCATGGCGCGTTACCGCCTGGCCCGTGGTGCCGACACCGGGCCGCGCCCACCGATGATCCAGCGCATTGGCCAAGTGTTCGATCCCAACCTGGCGGAAGTCGTGTATCGCCAGCAACTGGAGGCCGACCAATGAATAAGGCAAGCCGCGTAGACCTGACCGCCTGGGGTGAGCAACCGCCGCTGTGGATCTACCTGCTGACCCGCGAGGTCGAGCAGAGCAACCGCGCCCGCGCTGGCGAGCGTGTGGGTATCAGCCGCACCGCCGTGTCACTGGTTTTGGCCAACCGCTACCCGTGCTCTACGGCCGGCGTCGAGCGCCGCGTGATGGACACCCTGGGGCGTATCGATTGCGTAGCCCTGGGCGAGGTGATCACCGCCGAGCAGTGCCAAACCTACCGCGAACGCAAGGCGCCCACGCACAACCCGATGGCCATGCAGCACTGGCGCGCCTGCCAGAACTGCCCCAGCAACCCCAACTGCAACGCCCAGGAGAACGCCCATGCACGCATCCACTGAACGGCCGTTGAAAGTACTCACTCCGCAGTTTGCTGACCGCCTGCGCGTGTTCAACAGCGCCAGCCGCACCCTGCAGGCCATGGGTATTCGCCTGCACCGCATTGACCCGGTAGCCAACCTTCTGGTGGTCAGCCCAGAAGACGGCCAGCGCCTGCAGCGCGAGCGCCTTACCGAGGGCTACCAGCGCCACCCGTCTGCAGGCAGCACCCGTTACACCGTGATGTTCCAGGGCGTGTCCTTGGAGTGGCGCGAACCCATCAGCTACCGCGACCTGGACTGCCAGGCACCGGCCAGCGTCGACCTGACTTTTCACTGAGGGCAACAGCATGAACGCACAACAGAACATCCCCGCCGGCTACCGAGAAGACGCACAGGGCCGCCTGATCCCAGAGAGCCTGATCAAGCCTATCGACATTGAACGCGACCGCCTGGTGCAGCACCTGGTGGATCGTGCCAGCGAGCTGAGCGGCGAACTGGCCGACTACAAGGCCGTGGCCTTTGGCGATATTGAGGCCTTTGTCGAAATGAGCGCCGAGCAATACGGCGCAAAGGTCGGTGGCAAGAAGGGCAACGTCACCCTGTTTAGCTTTGATGGCCGCTACAAAATCCAGCGCGCCGTTCAAGAGCGCATCGCCTTTGATGAGCGCCTGCAGGCCGCCCGCGCGCTGATCGACGAATGCTTCCAGGAATGGACGCAGGACGCACGGCCCGAAGTAATCGCCCTGGTCAACGATGCCTTCCGCGCTGACACCAACGGTGAAATCCGCACCGCCCGCGTGCTGGCCTTGCGCCGCTTTGCCATCAGCGATGAACGCTGGCAGCGCGCCATGACTGCCATTGGCGAAGCCTGCCAGGTGATCGGCTCCAAGTCCTATATCCGCATCTATGAGCGGGAGGGCGACACCGACCAGTACCGCCCGATCAGCCTTGATATTGCAGGGGTGTGAGATGAGCGCACCAACGAAGAAGCAGATCGCTGGCGGGCAGCGCCGCAGCCTCAAGGCGATGCGCGCAAAGCTGCTTGAGATGGCCAGCGTATGGGCGGACGTGGACGAATACTTCGCCAACATCCTGGCTGAAGCCGCCGAGAAACTGCTCGATGTGCATGTCGAGCTTCAGGAAGACGTTGAGGGTGAGTGGACATGAGCCTGGAGTACATCCGCGACTACTACACCGTCCCAGCCAAGAAAGGTGGTCGAGTCAACGCCTATGGCAAACCCGGAACGATTACCGGTGCTCGTAACCAGTACCTGCTGATCAAGCTGGACGGGGAAAAGCACAGCAACCCTTACCACCCAAGAGACGGCATTGAGTACCTGGAGGCCTGACATGCAGAGCTATCACGACCCGCGCATAGACCTGCTGCCAAGCCGCTCGGCGCAGCTGGAGGCCGAAGCCCTGCGCATCGAGCAGGCCACCCAGGAGTTTCTGGCCAAGGGCGGAAAGATCAAGCGGATCGGCTACCAGATGAGCGACGCGCCAACGGTCTTCGTCATTAACGCTGAGCGGACGCCTGTCTACGCCCACCTGTTCCAAGCGCCGACACCAGCACCAGCGGCAGCGGTTGAGTTTGACGAGCCGCAGGCCGAACCAGCGCCAGTGCCGAGCAGCGACCTAGAAACCAAGCAAGCCGCGCAGATCATGGCGCGCGCCGCCCTGGGCGAGCCGCCGAAGTGGATCTCCAAGCAGCTGCACATGACAGAAAAGACCGTGCGCCAACGGGCTCGCGATTACCACATCTGCTTCAAACACCAACGCTAGGAGGCCTACGCCATGGCTCAACACACCATCACCATCATCGACGAAGAAGGCGGCGTGTCTGTCCGCATGGAAGGCAATGGCCCTCACAACACCACGGCCGGGATCGTGGCTAAGACCTTGAGCCATCTGATACCCAAGCTGATGGTCGATGCGGCCAAAAAAGCCGCCGAGCTGGGCAACTGCCCGTGCCAGGCGTGCGCTGACAAGCGCAATGCTACTGCTCAAACCGAATCAAGCGACTCCAAACCCACCCTGCACTAAGCGAGGAAACACCATGCAACTGACGCAAAAAGACCTGATCGACACCATCACCCAGGAAGTAGGTGTAAGCGGTACGCCGATCAATAAAACCCAAGTCGAGGCGGTACTTAACCGTCTGTCCATCATCGCCACCCGCACCCTGAAAGCAGGTGGTGATGTGCCGCTGCCAGGTCTCGGCAAACTCAAAACCGGCCAGCGCGCTGCCCGTACTGGCCGCAACCCAGCGACAGGCGCGGCCATCGATATCCCGTCCAAGGTCACGGTCAAGCTGACCACCGGCAAGGCCCTGGACGAAGCACTGAACCCCTAAGCGAAACCACCCCGGCCTAGCCGGTGGTGGTCTGCCCAGCGTGGTTGCTGGGCACTGATGAGCAGCCGAGGGCGATATGGGAATTACTGGTGGATTTGACATGACGAATGAGCCCGTTGAGGCACCTGCGGCAAAGCAAAACAAGCATGGCTGCTGCGCCGACAAAGCGTGCACCGACGCGACCTGCATGGAGTTGCCGGCAGAAAAGACCTGCGGCGACTGCGTGCATGAATACCGCTGCTGCCTGATGTTTGGCCACACGCCGACGGACACCTACTGCGACTGGTTCCCTCGCCGCTTCCGCGAGAAGGTGCCCAGCACCGATTAAGCGAAACCTCGCCCGCCTGGGCGACGGTCTGCCGGGTGTGGTTGCCCGGTACTGATGAGCAGCCAAGATGAGTAAGACAAAACGGACAGAACGCATCCGCAAGCAGGATGCCGACCGCCAGCAGGCGAAGCGCGACCGTGATGCAGATCACCGCGAGCGAGTGGGTGCTGAGGTGACAAAGCTGACTACATACCGGGGAACCCGAGCTGATTGGGCGCTGATGATGCAAATCGGCGGGTATGAGGAAGTCGACGAAGTAATCACGCTAATGACTCGCTACATGGGGGGCATGGCCCGGCGTAACCCGGCGGCCTTTCTGGACGCAATGAACCCGAGGAACCCGCTATGAGCCTGGCCAAGATCCATATCGCCAAGGCCCAGTTGGGCCTGGATGACGAGACCTACCGGAGCCTGCTGGCCAGAGTTTCCGGTGTTCGTTCGTCCAAAGAGTTGAACCCGCGCCAGATCGGCCGGGTGTTGGCTGAGTTCGAGCGCCTGGGCTGGAAGCCCAAGCCATCGAGCAAGGCCAAAAGTCGCGCAAAACCGAAGCCGGCCGACGCGAGCAAGGCGCTGATCAACAAGATCGAGGCGCAGCTCGCCGACGCAGGGCGGCCCTGGGCCTACGCG